CGTGCGGCGATGGTAGCGCATCAGTCCCACCTATCTGGCGACGCCACGCGCTTAGTGGATGCATTGGATGCTAGTGGCAGCGGCGACGCTGGGCGCAGCACGCATGTCGCATCAGGGCAGCGCAGCGTTTCGGCGCTTCCCATGTCACCACCCACGCACCAGTTGCAAAACCGAGCCACCAGCATCTGCAGGCGTCGGGCTTCCTTCTCTGCTGCGCTCAGCTCAGGGCGCCGCGGGCTGGTGTACGGCTTCGGGAGTTCCTCTCTCTCCATCCAGTCATCCTGCTCGAAGGGCCCGTATGCCTGAGAGAACACCGCGCAGAACCGCTCTGACGGGCGACGCTCTGCCTTGGCGTAGGATCTGATCGTGCGCCCCGTGATCTTCACGCCACAGTCACGCATGTGCGCGGCGACCTTCTCGCTGGCGATGACGGCGGTGCTCCCGGGGTACGCCTCCAGCACGCGCTTGTTGATGACGTCGGGGCGCAGGCTCTTGCTCATGGCAGCACCTCTAGGGTGATCGCCATCACGCCACGCGAGAGCGGTACGCCAAGGGCTGCCCATGTCTGCGGCGATAGGTCGATGAGTCGCTGATCGTTGGGATCTTTGCGGATGCCGTAGCACGTGCAGACGTCCACCACCTGCACGATGACGCTCTTGCCAGTGCGCAGGCTGGTGATCCTGACGTCCCAACTCGTGCGCCAGCGGTGCTGCTTGTAGGCTCGGACGTCAGCGCCGATCGCGCCGTATAGGGTGATCCCTGCGCGGGTGTACCAGCTGGAGTGCGAGCCACGTGCTGCGTCATACCACGTCGCAGTCCCCACGAAGTACCCCTCTGGTACGGCTGGCTGATCTGCCAGTACGCCCATGGCGTAGTTGATCGGCGGCTCGCCAAGTGGTTGCGGATTTGTGAGCGGCGCGAATACCAGCGCCAGTGCGAGTGCGATCTTCATGCCTTCTCCTCCCGCTGCTGTAGCAGCTGCACCAGTGTCTCCCAGTGGATCACGACCATGCGACGGGCCTTGATGCCTGAGCCGGGGGCGTCTTCCACCACCAGCGCGGCGACTTCGTCAGCCTTCGGCGTCAACTCGTTGAGCCACTTATCGAATCGCTCCGAGTAGGCGCCGCCCTTCTTGGCGCTGATGATCAGCCCCAGTGCGCGAACATCAGTCTTGCCGCCGTACTGCCCAACCCTCTCGCCAGCCAGTCCAGCCTCAGTGAGTTCAGCAGCCAGTCGGCGCTCCAGACTGTTGCCACGGTTGCGATTGTTTTTCCCCATGCGGCTGCGGGCTGCGTTCTTCAGGTCAATGTCAGCGTCACTCATGTGGCTCATCGTAGTGCCTGCCCCAGTGCCACCACCGTGAGGATGCTGATGCCGAACCAGCCGATGACGATCGCTGAGTTAGCGCGTGGCACAGTGATCCCGATCCAGCCCATGCACAGCGCGATCAGCGTATGCACGCCCATCAGCGTGATGATCAGTGAGTCGATCACTTGACGCACGCCTTGTGACGCCAGTGCAGCCGCACGTTGCCCTTGGCGCCAGTGAAGGTGATCACCATCACCCGGCTCGCGGGAAACGTCGGCTTTTTCGCATCAGCCACGCTGATCACCTTGCCGCACTCAGTGCAGTCCGTATCAGTCCAGCGTGGGGGCAGCGACGGGCCTCCGCGCTTCGCCTTTACGCCTGCCATGTCTGCCCATCCCGCTGGAGCATCGCGCCCAGCTTGACCATCATGGCGCTCATGGCGTCGCTCAGCGTGTCAGCCTCAACGGTCAGCGTCTGCCCGTCATGGTCTTCGCACTGCAGGGTCACCCTGCGCGTCACCGTGTCGATCGCGCAGTTGGCGTATCGGAAGCCGACCATCTCCGCCATAGTCTCCAGCTCACTCAGTTCGCTCATGCCTGTACCTCCATACGTGCCGCCTCTAGAACGGCTGCTACGCACTCTAGCGGGGTGAGGGCGCTGGTGTCTAGAACCACCTCAGCCTCCATCTCCCCAGCCTGACGCTCAGTGACGTCATGCTGCCACGGCTGGAGATCACCCTCCGGGGGGCGTACCAGCCGCACGAAGAGCGTCTCTGGATACCATGCCCTGATGAAGGCGCGCTCAGCGTCTAGCCTGACGTCATCCACCACGAAGGTGACGCTCCCGATCACCCCGTCATCAGCGCCCTGCTTGGTACGGCGGAGCCATACCCTCATCCAGAAGAGTGAGTCCATCTCCCTCAGTGCAGCGCCGATCTCCTGCAGCAGCTCACGCCCAGTCACCAGTCGGGAGAGGCCCAGCGTCTGCTGCGGGTATCTCATCCCCTTGTCGAACTTGCCGTAGGCGAGCACTGCTACCTCACGGATAGGTGCTGCGATGCTGGTGACCTGATAGCCGTGATGCTCCGAGAGCATCTGGCTCAGGGTCGTCTTCCCAGTTCCTGCCTTGCCGATAAATGCCACGTTCCTCATCCGACGATCCTCCGCAGGATCTCTCCCGCCTGCAGGGGGGAAGGGGGGTTCTCTCTCTCACTCTTCTCTGCTCTCTCTCTTGAACGTCCGCCTTCCGTCAACCCCCCCGTTTCTGAGCGTCGGCGAGCGGTGAACGCAGCCTGACGTCGGGTTGATGTCGGGTCGATCTGATACCGATGCCAGCCCGTAATCATCACGATCCCCGCCTGATCTACTCCGAGCAGGCCCTTGGTGATGAGCCCGCTGATCGCCTTCCCGAAGCGGCTCCCGATGCATACCTTGAGGTGCTCCCGGCTCTTGAAGATGCCGCCGCTCCGCAGCTGCTTCGCCTCAGCGATCGCCGTGACGAACGCCCTGAACTCAGTGTCTGTCAGTGCGGCGATCTTGTCATCCTTGTGGGCGTTCGCATCCCACTTGATCCATAGCCCCATGTGATCCTCCGATGCTGGCGGGGGCGAGCCGTCCAGAGCCCGCCCCCATGTGATTACCTAGAACGGCAAGTCGCTGAGATCTTCCTCAGCCCGCACAGGCTCGCCCAGTGGCGCATTTTGCTTGGCGATCCAGTCCATGGCTGGCTTCCGCTTGCAGAACTGACCATCTGTGCGCCCCGAGCAAGCCCAGAAGGGCTGATACGCCTTGCCCGTCGCCTTCGATACGCCCCCCGGCTTCTTCGTCCACGCCTGCCCGTGATCTGGGCATGTGTCAGCGCCGAAGATCTCCATGGCTGCCTTCAGCACCACCGTGTCATGGCCCGCGCTGGGCGCTGGTGTCTGAGGGATGCTCATAGCCTTCAACGGAGGGAGGGCTGCGCGCCCCGCTGCGGGGCGATCCCCGCCATACAGGTACCGAGCCACCCCGAAGAGTGACGCACAGCGCCTGAGGGCGTCTGAGGCTGCCTCCTTGAGAGACTCCCCTGAGCCGCCAGTCTCATACCCGAAGTCTTGGCGACGTGCCACGGTGCCGTCTGGGAAGCGGGCGGTGAGGATGCCCACCACCGTGCTGGTATCCCCGACGGGCTCCACAGCGAAATCCCAGCCGTTGACCCCGAGCACTTCGTCAAGTCGAGCTGCGACCGTGCGGGCGTCAACCCACGTCAGATCTTTGCCGCCCGCTCCGACGCGGTGCCTGATGACCTCAGGCGGAAAGGGTGCCGACAGCGCGGCGAGAATGTCTTGGTGCTTGCTCATCGTGAGCCCTCCTTCTTCTTGCGCGCCACCTTGGCGGGCTGCTTCGTAGCCTGATCCTCTCGGGCGACCTTGCGCAGTAGCGCATCCTTCAGCCCCGGGATCTCCTTGCCGTTGAGTCCAGTGATCACCAGCCAGTCGTTGGCGTCTGCCTTTTTCATGCTGCCTCCTTGGGGAAGAGTCCCCAGTCGTTTAGTTCCTCAGTCGGCTTCAGCCACGCTGGAGCTCGACCGTTGCCGAAGTCAGTCTTCGGGCTTGCCTTCAGGGCTCGCAGCCCCTCCACGTCCAGCCAGCCCACGATGCGCTTGATAGGGCCTGCGCCCGTCACCAGCACGTGGATCTGCTCACGCTGTTCGTTCTCTCGGACGATGAGCCCAGTGCCCGACGTCCACTTCACCTCTACCCCTCCGAGTCCCGGAACCTCCACGTCGGGCTCGCTCAGGTAGGTGTCGACATGTGCTGCCCATGGCAGCCCAAGGGCGATGCATACTGCCATCTCAGCAGCTGCGCCGTCAATGTGGTTCTGGAGGCTGCGATCAGCCGACTGACCTGCACGCCCCTGCTGCCCCTTCGACTTGCTGGACGCGTCTCGGGCTTTGCCGATCTGCGACGCGTGCGCCCACTCGTAGGGGTCTAGGATGATCGTCTGCTCAATCATGGAGCCCTCCATCGTTGATGATGAAGCGGCGGCTCCCGGGTTTCGTATCCGTGTACGTAGTGATCACCGAAGGCAGAGCGCCAGCCGCCTGCGCCACCATCTTCCAGTCAGTGACCTGCGACGGGCGTGCCTGCTTCCAGTACACCGTCCAGCCGTTGCCAGCCAGCCCCGCCTTCTCGCCGATCGCCTCCTTGAGGATGATCTCCAGCGCGCCCTTCTTCTCCTCTACGAAGTGGAGTTCCGTGTTGACCTCTCGCAGCTGGGCGTAGACGCGCTCTAGGTCAGACGTCGCCTGCGCGAAGTCATCAGACGCCTGAGGCGTGGCGAGTGCGTATGCCTGAGCGTCCAGCGCCTCCAGTTTTGGCGGGGTATTCGTATCCACCGCCTCCAAGAAAGCCATCGCGCTGCGCTGGATCTCAGCCCAGAGCGCAGGATCAAACTGCACGCGCTCGATCTTGAAGACGAGCCCGCCCAGTAGGGCGACCACGTCGCACCACTCCACCCCGAGAATCCCCATCTGAACGTGAGTCTGGATGACTACCTCCGGGGGGACGGGCCACATGCTCCAGCGCGGGCTGGCGGAGGTTTTAATCTCCACGATGCCCTTGGGCTCGCCGACGATCGTGCGATCCAGCGACGCCATGATGCGCGGGTGCTGCTTGAGTCGGATGATCCCGTTCGACTTGCGCAGCTTCACGCCGCGCTCCTCTTCGTAGTAGCGCCCGACGGCATCCTCTAGGATCACGCCGCGCTGGGCAGCCGCGCCGACCTTCTGGGGCGGCGTCGCTCCCGTCTTCTCAGCCCACAGTTGGTACGGCGTCTTGTACGGGCTGACGCCCATCACTGCCGCCATGTCGGAGGCTCCCAGCCCCTGACGTCGCAGCTCCAGCCACTCAGGGCTGCGCTGCGGTGCCTTCACGAACTCGTACTGCTTGCTCACTGGATCACCTGCTCTTTCTTCAGTGCTGCCTGCGCGGCGCGCAGTTTTGTCTTCGCCTCAGCCAGCCGATCGGCATCGCCTGTCTGATAGATCGCCACCACCTTCGCCCAGTGGCTGACTTTGCAGTCGGGGCAGAGGCGCTCGATCAGCCCCGGCTTGGTATCTGTCTGCATCTGTCGCCAGCAGATGGTGCACTTCCACTTGGTCACTTTTTCCCCTCCTTTTTTCTGTCTGTCTTGGCCCAACCGTCACCCTTGAAGCGGATGCTGGACTCAGTGATCCGCAGCTGCATCCACGCGCCGCATCCATCGCAGCGGGGCACTACGGGCTGGAAGCCCGTCTGCAGTCGCTCCTCTACGATGCAGCACGTCCAGCAGTCAAAGACATAGAGCGGCATTAGAACCTCCCCGTCGGCGTCTTGCGCGGCTTGCGCTCGCGGCGCTCCTGCAGTCGGATGCAGTAGCTGCACTCCCCGCAGACTGGAGCGTCATTCACCAGCGGGCGGTCACACTTGCCGCACATGAGCACGCGCACACATGGGCGATGCTTTCCGATCCCGCTGATGTCTCCCGGCTTGCATAGATCAGCGATCATCAGAGCCCCCTCACCAGCGCCACGATGACGATGATGACGATGCAGAAGACGATGGTGACGTCGCTGCGCCGCTGCGCTTCGATGCGCTGCTTCGGCTTGTAGAAACTGGTGATCGTCTTCGGATCACGTGCGCGATTCAGTCTCACGATGCACCTCCCACGATGAGCACGATGATGATGCACGCCACGAACGTGACGTAGGCGAGAAACTCCTGCACTGCTCGCATCACTTGACCTCCAGCAGATTCGCTCGCCCCTTCGTCGGGACGTAGCACTTGGAGCAGATGGCGATGAGGCCCCCCTGCTCGTTCTTCACCACGCGCAGATACCCGTGGCGCGCTGAGACTGGGCATAGGTTCCAGAAGGCGGCGCTCATACTCGCACCACCAGCGCCAGACGCTTGCCCTCAGCAGCTGGTACGCAGTCGCATGCATCGCAGCACTCAGCGTCGAAGTCGCTGACGTCTGCAGCGATCCAGTCTGCGGTTGTCATCCCCGGATTCGTCTCGATGTAGCCGCTGATGCAGTCCACGCAGACGCGATCCGCTGGCTTCGCTCTGAACTGGAAGAGTCCAGTGCTGCTCAGTAGTGCGATCCTCTTCTCTGCCATCTTTTTACCTCCTGCCAGTCGCCCCGCATGGGGCTGTTTTTCCCTGACCTGCCAATCCTAGGGTTGACGGCTCCAGCCCGTCAAGCCCCCTCTTCTAGGGCTGGGAGGCTGCCCTCCCGAGCAGCCTCCACCACCACCGTGAGGCACTCCCGACATACCCCCTGCGAGAGCACCCAGCCCACCCCGTGCTCACCCGTGCTCACCACCTGCTCCCCGTAGGCGTACACCTGCCCCAGCTCGCCACACACGGGGCAGGTGCTCACCTCAGTCTCAGGCTTTCGCGGCATCCAGTCTCACCAGATACTCGGCGGTCGGGCCCTCCTTGCCGAAGAAGAGCGCCCATTGCGCAGGGGTGCCAGACGCTGCCAGCCACTCTTGCGCGTAGCGGTTGCTGCTCTCGATGCTGGCGTTGCCCCAGCAGGTGTGAGCGCCGTCGCTCAGCACCAGTCGGCTCGGCGTGTGCCAGTGCCCGTAGAAGAGAAAGTCGAACGGCTGCACTGATAGGTTCCAGCCCTGCGCGCGCTTGGCGATCGCGTAGAACGGGAGCCCGAAGGCGCCGCCCTTGAACTGATCACCGTGCACCAGCATGGCAGTCTTCCCACCCGGCAGCTCAAGCATGTCGTACCAGTGACGCCCACCCAGTGTGAGCGACTCTTTCCAGTCAACGCGCTTCTCGCCCTTCAGGTGCTCGGCTGCGATGCGATAAAGAATCGCGTCAGCGTTGCTCTCGTTGGAGTGGTCGCCGTAGCGTCCGAGTCGCCCGTGGTTGCCGATCGCACCACGCACCGTGACCTTCGGAGCGAGTGCTGCCATGGCCCGCACGAACTGCGCGAGCATCCCAGCACCTTCGAAGATCTGCACGTACAACCCGCCGCGCTCAACCTCATAGGCTTGGCTCGGGAAGATGTTGCCGTCCGACTCTACGAAGTCACCCAGCAGCACGCAGGCGATCTCCTTGACGGGGACGCCGTGCAGCTCGATGAGGCGCTGCACCTTCGTGGCGAGCAGCGCGATGCGCGCCTTCGCTACGTCAATGCTGTACGTCTCCGAGTACTTCCCCAACTGCCAGTCTCCGAGCAGAATCACCAGCGTCTCGCCGTCGCTTTTTTTGCCCGACGCCTTCGGCGCTGGCACGGGCGGGATCGTGATGCTCAGGGCTGCGTCTTTTGCCGCCTGATAGACGGCTGCCACTAACTCCTCACGGGCAGCGTCACGCTTCGCCAGTTGGCGGAGTGCACGCTTGTGAGCCTCAGTCACTTCATGGAGTCGCTGCTCCATCTGCAGTTCGTCTGTCATGAGTTGCACGCGCACTCGCCCCGGCGGTGCCTTCCGATTGTCCAGAAGCTCACGGTGAAGCCGCGCTTGTCGAGCCATGAGCTGAGCGCCTTGGCGGTGATCGCGGGATCAGCCAGCCCTGCGTGCAGCGTCTCCCAGTCCTTGCCCTCAAGGTGCACGGTCGTCATCCCGCAAGGTGGCCCCTTGCGTGGCTTGCTCAGCGCCCTGAGCTCTTCGAGTCCGTCCATGTGAACACCTCCAACTGCTTGCGGCACCTGCAAGGGTGCCTGCTCGCAGCCTACACCAGCACTTATGTCAGGTGTATGGCGGGGTGTGTGTTTAGTTTTTTTGCTTGATTCCGAAGTCGGATTGCTTAGGATCAAGCCACTTCACGAGCACGCCCAACCCGCTCGCCAAGCCCGCACTCAGCACCGTTCGGAAGTCTCCCCCGCTGATGTCGAGAAGGGGGATTCCCAACCCAAGTGCGACGCTGATGCTCACCGTGACGAAGGTGCGCACGAACTCTGTCAGAGCGGAGACGATACCCGTGCTCTCGTTGAAGTATTTCAAGAAGGCGATCATCTTGGCTGGTACCCCTTTGACCTTGGCAGCCGCAGCCGCTGCGCCTTTCGCAGCATTGAGCGCCCTCCCAGCCACTGCTCCGAAGTCTACCTTGCCGAGAGCCGCCAGCTGCGCATCCACGGCGCTGACCTTCTTGGGCTCGGGAGTGGTGGACGCGGTGGGGAGTTGCACCCCACGTGTTGGCTCAGGTGCCACTTCTGGCGCCGCTGCCACTGCTACTCGCGCCCCTGCGTTGACGGGTGCTGCAACTGGCTCAGGGACTGCGACGGGCGCAGGAGCCGGCGCTGCTGCCTTCTTCGGGTAGGTGACGATGAGAAGGGCCTTGAAGTCGGCGGTCAACTTGCGCGCCCGCATCTTCGACTTGACGATGGTGTGCAGTTGGGACTCCGTCACTGGGACGGCGTACTTCTCGGCTGGGTCACGCTCATCCCGAGTTGGGCAGCACCATTGGAAAGTTTCAACACCGTCAACTTCGCCGTAGCCTGCAGACGTCATGTGACCGTATCCCGCCTTGATCTTCTCGGGGGCGTTCTTCGTCCACCACTTCACCCAGCGATCGTGCCACTTGCTGATGCGAATCTCGGGCGGGTAGCCGATCGGCTGCTGCACCCACACCATGAGGGCGGCGCCAGCCTTGGCAGCGGTGACGGCATCTTCCCAGCTCTTGGCGTAGCGGGCCTTGCCGCCTAGGTGCGCGATGACCTTGACGGCTTCGGCGAGACTGCCGCCGTTGTCGGACTTGCCCTGCACGTCCTTGCGCCCCGTGACTTTCTTCATTGCTGCGACGCCGTCGGCGGCGCTGTAGTCGACCTCATACCCGCTCGCCCAGCTCACGGCTGCGGCGCAGGATGACCATGTGCAGTCATCCAGAATCTGCTTGGCGCCCTTTAGTTGGGCTTCAGCGTCAGAGTAGAGTTGGCTCTTGACGCGGTACTTCACGCGCCGAGTTCTTTCTTGATGAGCACTGCGACGGCTCGCCCAGCGGCTTCGTGGTCGAGTGCGGCGCTGACTGGGAAGCCCTCAGTGGCGCCTTCGGCGTAGTCGTTGCCGTCTTCGGCGCGCTTCCAGAGCGTGCCGCCGTAGGCGCTGTTGTTGTCGTTGGGCACCAGTGCAACCCACTCGCCCGGAGCCGTGACGATCTTCGTCCAGCCCTGCTCGTGAATCTCTTCGATGTGATCAGCCGCCGTCATGTTTACTCCCCGCCCCAGCGTAGGGGCCCTGTCGCTGCCCACAAGATGAGCAGCCCTAGAATCGCTGCGCCCACGAAGTCGCGGGTGCTGCCGTCTGGCAACACGATCCACGCGATCATCATGCCGAGCCACGTCCAAGAACTTGCCGCGATGTCGAGTGCGATGTCTTTCAGGAGTCTCACTGCTTGCCCTTTCGTGACCCTCCCGATGACGCAGCACCAGCCGCCGCTGCACTGGCTGCCGCAACGGCTGCCTGCGCGAGCTGCGTGATGATCACTGCGGGGATGATTGTAGCCGCTGCCTGCTTCTTTTCTTCAGGGGTCAAGTCGTGTCCGAGATTGGCAACGAACGCAGCCGCTTCTCCGACGGCTTCAACGGCTGCGCCAACTGCAGCGCCGGGGTCAATCACGAGCGGCTCATCCGTGGGCTCGGGCGTAGGCTCAGGAGAAGGCACTGGTGAGGGTTCCTCAGAAGGCTCTGGGAGGGGTGTTTCCGCCACGCTGGGGCTAGGTGAAGGGGATTCTGGGGTAGGTGTAGGGGTCGGCGTAGGCGTCGCCGTAGGGCTCGGCTCTACGGTTGGCGTAGCAGTAGGGTCAGGGCTAGGAGTAGGAGCAGGGCTAGGTTCAGCCGTAGGAGTTGGCGAAGGCTCAGGTGATGGTGTCGGCTCGGGCGACGGCTCGGGTGTGGCAGTCGGGTCAGGGCTCGGGAGCGGGGACGGTTCAACACTTGGCACCTCAATGCTTGGCTCCACGGATGGGAGCGGGCTTGGCTCTGGTGATGCTGGCACGAAGTCGGGGTCAGTGATGGTCAACACACCAGCGCCGCAGCAGGTGTCGAGCGCCCACACTCTGAAGCCGTAGGCGTCCCCCGGCATGACGTCGAACTGGATGCTGCCGTTGCCCTGCTGCCCTTGCTGCATCAGGTCACTGGTGACGCCGTTGATGACGAACTGCGGGCGGTCGAACCATGCGCCGTCAATGGTGCTGTACGCCCACAAGAACGCGATGGTGCCAGCGGTGTCAGCCGTGGTGGAGTAGGTGACGGTGTTGGAGCCCACGCCAGCGTCGGGGCCAGTGATGACGAAGCCCCCGTCAACGAGCTGCACGCTGCCATTGAAGGTCATGTCGGCAGTCCAGTCGGATGCAATGACGGGCACTGCACGCAGCAGCACGAAGGCAGCCAGCAGCGGGATCAGTACGCGGCGCACTACTTGCCCTGCTGTTGAAGCCACGCCAGCAGCGCGCCAATACCCCCAACTCCCAAGAAGGCCCCGATCGCCTTCAGCACCGTGAGCCCCCCCTTCATCTGGTCAATCTCTGACTGCAGGCGGTCAATCTTCGCGCTCTGCGCGTCTAGCCGTTCGATGATGGCGTCAACTTGGCTGCGCGTCATCGTGCCTCCAGCGCGGCAATGCGGCGCTCGGCGTCTTCTAATCGCACCAGTAGCGCGGCGGTGATTGCTGACCAGTTGATTGCAAGCGGCAAACCTTCGTCGTCATACTCGACTGCACAATGAAGGCCAGACTCTTCTACTTCTTCGGCAATCATCCCAAGAAGTCGCGCGTTGTTATCAGATGGGTGCAGACTGTTGAAGTGCCGAGCCTTCAATCGTTTTGCGGCTGCAAGTGTTTCTTCGTCGGCGTCTTCAATGTTTTCTTTCCAGCGACGCGATGACGAAACAATGCGGAGCAAACCATTGGTGTTTGATGTTGTGTTCACATTTGCTGCTGTAGCCGTTGAGGTGAAGGAGCCAATAACAAATCCGCCGCTGGTGGCTGTTCTAAGCCCATCGTCGTAGATGTATCGGCTGCCTGATGTGCCGTCCATTGGATAGAAGCGTTCAGCCAGCACATAGGCGTAGTCATTGGTACTGGTGCCATTGAGAAACGCAAAGTTGTTGGTGGTACCCATACGAAGTCCGCCGAGATTGGTGCCGGATGCGTTTACAAACTGCACACGCGGAGCGTTATCACCGCCCTTGATGATCACGCTGCCGCTCGGCACGTCAAGCGTCAGGTTGACGTCAGTGTCAATGGTGCCACCGTCAACGCTCAGGTTCCCACCAAGGCGAGTGTTGCCTGAGGCGGCGTTCGGAGAGATTTGCAGCTCACCGAATCGCTGGCGCACATAGGTCGGCGCATACGTTGCTGGGTCTCGATACTCCGCGAAGATGTTTGTCTGATCTCCACGGATGAGGCGCACTTCGGGGATGTCAACCGTAGAAGCCACAACGGTGCCAGACGCAGCCGTTGCCACCGTGATGGTGATCAGGCAGAAGGCTGCATCTGACGGCGCGGCGTTCGCAGTCGTCAGCGTCCCGACAATTGCGTTCGTTCCAGTGCCGAGTGTTGCAAAGGTCACAACGCCAGTGTCAATAACGCTGCCCGTTGTGGTTGTCTGGTCGGCTTCGTAGAACTGCGACTGCATGCGGATGGTGGAGTTCGCCGTGTTGGTTGCGCCGAAGGTGTTGACTTCGGGCTGGTACGCGAAGGCTTGGTTGCGCGTTGATGCGACTGGGATGAAACGCCGCAGGGTCACGCTCTTGCTGTTTCCCGTACCTGCTGCAATGCTGAAGCGCAGCGACGTGCCCGACGCAGCGGAAGCATCAGTCACGATTGAGCAGGTGATCGCTCCCGCGCTGTTGACGTCCGTGAACGTCCAATAGGGCAGGTCGTTGTCAGCCGTGACGATTCCTTCAGCATCGGATGGTGGAATTGAAAAGTCGCCGTTGGCAACGCCCGTCTGAATCTCACGAAGCGCGGCAGGCCCAAAGAGCAGCGCATCTTCACCGTCGCTGTCGCCGTTGATGAGCACGGCGTTGTCTTGCGAGATAACGCTGCCACCCGAGTTGGCGAGCTGCTGCTGATCGGAGCCGAACTTATCAACCATGGCTTACCCCTGCAAGAACTTCTTCAACGGATTGCGTGGTACTCGTTCACACGTCAAGTCGAACTGTCGAATCATAGAGCCCGGCTCGAAGGTCATGGTCAGCGACTCAATGCGGTAGAGCCCGCCGAGTCCAAGGATGTTGACCGTGTTGCCGCCGATGGTGGTGGCGTCGTTGATCTCAACGTATTGCCCAGCCTCCCAGCCACTCTGCAGCACGAAGGTGCTGGGCGCCGTCTGACGGTATCCGTTGGCGAAGCCGTAGGGGTTGTTCGTCGGATCAGCCCCGCGCACGCTGAAGGTGATGCTGCGCTGCGGCGCGGCGCGGTTCGGGTAGGCGTCCGTGCCGAAGTACTTCTTGCCATAGTCGGTGATCTTGTCGCTCCACTGGACGCTGCCGGGGGTGCGCTTCGGCATTGGCGTCACGCTGATCAGCGTCTCAGGGCGCGGGCCATTGCGCGTCGTCATGCCTGCACCGTTCGGCGCCGCCTGATCGTAGACGCGACCGTATGGATCTTTCACGGTGTAGACGCCGCCGCTGATCTTGGCGTCGTACTTGCTGACGACTTCGTTCATGATAAAGCGCGCCTTCTTGACGATGACGTCATGATCAAGGCTTACCTGAAGATTGCGCACCTGCAGCGTGGCTGCCGCCGCAACTGAGCCGTAGGGGTCATAGGTTGCCGTGGTGACGACCTTGAACGGAGCCGTGGCATAGGTTGGCGTGGCGCTGCCAAGTCGGGCGTAGTTGATAGTCCCGTTTGGCGCCACCCAGTAGCGGCGCTCTTCACCGTCAACGGATTCGGCTGCCTGCTTGATCGTGTCAAGGCATGCGCGCAGCGTGCCCGGCACCATGAGCAACTGCCCCACTGTCACGGCGGTGCCCGTGTATGCGGGCGTGGTTGCAGTGTTGACGATGAGGCGGTTGGCGGTGCGCCCGCTGGTGCCCGTGCTGAACGCCATGGCAGCGTCTGCTTTGCTCACCAGCGCGGTGACGGCTGCCTGATCCGTCGTGACGCTGGAGCCGATGACGAAGTTTCCCGTGAAGTCATTTCTCGTACCTGTCACAAGTCGCCCCTTGTAGACAATGATCTTGTCCAAGAAGGTGGACGCGACTGCGGCGGTGACGCTGGCACGGGTGCCCAGTCCGTTCTCGGCAAGCTCGGCGTCAATCTTCGTGATGTACCCCAAGAAGGTGGTTGTGCCGCTGACTTGAAAGCGCACGCGCGCGTTGTCATAGACTGCGCCCGACTTCCACCATGGCCCGCCCGCTGGGGTCTTGACCTGCACCACGTCGAACGAAAGAGCGCCGCCTTCGCCGTTGGCGTCTTGCGTCAGGCTCACGCTCTCAGGGTCAACCCATGGCGTCGTTGGGCTGGCGGTGCTGTAGTCGTCAAGGATGTTGGCGCCGCTGTTGACGCCGTCCACGATGATGGCGAAGGGGTGCGTCGCCATGGGCTACTGGCGATTCAAGTTGGACGTGTCAATGATGCGCCCGAGTGAGTCAGTCACGATGGAGTCAACGCTCTTCTCGCCGATTTTGACCGTGATGACTGGCACGCCGTACTGGTCAATGATTGTGCCGGGTGCTGTTGGCGTAATGTTGCCACCCATGCGCATGTATTTATCGTATGAGGCGCCCTTGCTAACGTCCGACGCCTTGCCGAACGCCTTCAAGAAGTCGTCCACTGCAGTGATCAGCCCAGCGATAGCGCCCGCGATGTTGGCGATTGTGTCAATCAGCAGGCTCATGATGTTGCCGATTGCGCCGACTGCCGTGGCGAGTGGGCCCTTGCCGTCGCCCCAGAGCGTGCCGATGACGTCGCCGAGTGCAGTGAGCAAGCCGCCCGGGCCCGTCAGTTTCTCAATCAGCCCGCCGACGCTTTCGCTGATTCTGCCGAAGATGGGCCCGACAACCTTGCCGACTGAGTCAAACACGCCGCCCGGCTTCGTCATGTTGTTGATGTTGTCCTGAATCATCGGCCCGAAGGTATCCACAAGCCCCTTGCCAACTTTCTCAATAATGGGGAAGGCAGTGTTTAGGGCGCTGGTCAAGGCTGGCACTGCTTTCTCACTAATGAAGTCCAGCCCCTTGCTCGCGTATGGAAGTAGCTTGTCGCCAAACTCTTTCATTACATTGCCGATTTTTTCTTGGGCGATGGTGAACTTCCCGCTGACCGTATTAGCCGCTGCCTGAGCGGAGCCGCCGTATTTCTTAGTGACTGCGTTCAGTGCCCCTAAACCCTTGACGCCTTTCTTGACTTCTACGCCAAGCCCCTTGAGGCCCTTAGTGTTTCCCGCATACGCCTTGCCTACCAGTGAGGTGGCTTCTTCTAGGCTGATCCCCTTAGCGGCAGCAACGTCAGCCGCAACGTTCTGAATCCTGATGGCGTCGCTGAACTTCTTTGTGAACTGCGTCGCGGTAATAAGACTTTCTCGAACGGCGTCGCCAGAAAAGGCAAGGTTTTCTAGTCTGGCTGTTTGCGTCTGAACGGCTGCGCTGTTGGCTTCCGTGAGCATGCCGCGCGTCTTGAGCACGCCGTTGAGCCGGGCGATCTGCTTCTCTTCGTCTGCAGCGGCGGAGGTGGCAGCGATGGCGAAGGCAGCAACGGCGCCAGTGATTGCCAAGGCGCCAACGGCTGCAGTCTTCAATCCACTGCCAAGGGCGGAGCCTGCCTTCTTCAGCGAGCCGAAGCCCTTCCCGATCTTTCGCAGTGTGGGCGTGGCGTCGTCGATCGCCTTGATAACGAGATTCATCGTGCCCTTGTCCATGTCAGCCCCTTCTTCCCCTGTACTTGATGGTGCCGTCTAAGAACGCCATGACGGTGTTGTTTAGCACCTCAATGGCACGAGCCTGCACGCTCGGCTCAGTGACGGCGTCCTTGACAAAGTCACGCCCAGCGATGCGCTTGACGTTGACTCTACCCCGTGTCTTCGTGTTTCTCACCCCAGATGTGCCACTCACCACAAACCAGCGATACCATGCGCCCTTCATGTCGCCCCGGCTCTTGCCCGCCTTCACGCCGACAACGCTGGAGGGGCGGTCGTTTATACCCTTGCGCGCAGCGATAGCGCCCCTTAGGCGTCCAGTGCGCACGGGTGCCTTTGCCTTGATCGGCTTGACCATGGTGCGGGCGGCGTTCAGGGTGGCGAGCTGCAGCATTGCCTTGAACTTGCGCGGGTTGCTTGATTCCAAGAAGCCAAGGCGCAGTTCGTCCGTCGCCTTGAGCGACTGAGGGGTGACGAAGATTCTGACCTTCTCGTTGCCCTTAGCGGCCACGCTTCACTTCTTTCGGCTGCAGTTCGGCGTAGAGTGCCCACGCCTTGACGACTAAGTCTAGCGGCGCTTCTTCGACTTCCCACGGAAACTTGCCGAACTCTTTCGCCAAGATGTGGAAGATGATCTCGGGCGGTGGCTTGACGGCTTGCCCAAGGCTAATCTGCCGGGCGGCAAGCCTTACGCTTTTGGGAGTGCAGCAGCCTCAGCAATAAACTTCTCAGCAGCGTTTTCAAGGGCCTGCACTGGTGCCTCAAGCGGGTCGCTGGTAGGCGTGCCGTCAAGATCGCTCCAGCCTTCAATGCTGAGGATCATCTTCGTGTAAGCCTGCAAGCGTGTCGCCATGCTCTCGCTCTCAAGGTCAATCAGCACGCGGGCGCTGATGCGTGTGAGTGGGCGAAAGGTTGCGTGCCAGCCTGCGAAGTCACCGTCTAGGTGAACGATCACTGGATCAGTTGCGGTGCCTGCCATGTGCTCCTCCTCCCCGCCTGTAGCGGGCTACTTTATGGGCGCGCCGAGAGTGGTGAATCCACCCAGCAGAGAATCGAGTTCGTGCCGTTGCTGGCGAGCTGCAGGGTCACGGTGTTGAGGATCAACCCGTCGGACTCTGAGCCGATGACGCTGACGTTCTCAACGACGCCGCAGATGTTGGCGGTGAAGCCGTAGCCGTTGGCGTCAAGTCCCTGCACCTGAACGAACTTCGTGGTGCCGATGTCGCCGACTGGGAAGGCGCTGGTGGCGGCGCTGTTCGATGCGATGGTCAACTCAAGGGTGCCGTCAAGGGCGCCCGTGTAGGCGACGCCGCCAGCGTTCACGTTCGTGGTGGAGCCGTTCAACACCTGCAGCGGGGCAGCGCCCGGCATAAGGGTGAGGCTCCAGTTCGTGATGAAGCTGGAGTAGGCGGTGCCCGTGCCCGTCTTCGCAGTGATCATGGAGCCGTGCGTCTTCAGCCCGAAGAGTCGCCCCGGGATGAAGTACTGCGCGGCGAAGGCAGCGGTGCTGGTGTCCGTGGTGGTGCTCAGTGCGCGTCCAGCCCACGTGGTGCCCATCTGCAGAAGGCCCGACTGATCGGCGCTGAGGGTGATCTCCGTTGGCACGCAGCCGTCGATGATGAACTTCTGCACGCCGTCCGTGACGTAGAGCGAGTAGGTCTCAAGCGTGTCAACGTCCGTCTGGCTTGGAGCGTACGCCCACGTGTACGGGCCCGAGCCCGTTGGGGTGATGGTGGCGAGTGAATCGAAGATGATTGGCAGCGTGCGGAGTGACGCAGGCGCTTCGCCGAAGCTGACGACTGGAGCCTTGGCGGTGATGGTTGCTGAAGCGGCGACGCGGCGTGGGCGGATGCCGACGCTCTTATCATCAGCCAAGTCAACGGTCACGCCCGGGTCAACGATGCCGACGATGTCCGTGTGAAGGAGTTCGCCGTTGGCGTCGTTGAAGCTTGCAGGCGTGCCATAGCCGCTCTCGCTCTTGACGACGACCTTCGTGAAAGACTTAGCGCCTAGCGTTGGCATGACTTATGACTCCTTCTCTGATTTCGCCGTCTTGGCGTTGGGCTTATTGTCCACGATTTCAACGAGCCCGCTGGCTGCCAGCGATGTGGCAACTGCGGCGTCCAGTTCGACAACGTCGTCAGACGCTGGGAGGTAGGGGTTGCCCTCAGCGCGGGGCTGAACAACCTTGACCAGAAGCGTGCGAAGCGTATCAGGCACTGACGTTTACTCCCTCAAGAATACTCACCTGCAGCTCAGCCGTGATCGTTAGGTAGATCACGTCGCTCCAAGTATCTGTGCCGATTGTAGTGCTTGTGACGATTGCCTGAGCCACGTCGGCTGTGTTTAGTTGCACCTGCCCGTCGAACACCCCACGGAGCCACGTGCGCCACGTGAGCAGGTCGGCATACTTGCGAGCCATGTCAGCCTGCTCCTGCAGATAGATTACGACGCTGACCGTGAGCAGGGTGGTGCGGCTCCCGCCCGTGCCGTAGCTGATGGTGTCGCCGCCGGGGATGCAGACGGCTGCAGGCACCACGGCGAGATTGTCGGGCGGGGTGGCGTGCGCTGCTCGGAGCGTGTACCCCGCTGGCTTCGTGGCTGCGACTAGGCGAGCCGCTACGGCTTGGTGAATCGTGAGGTCGTTCATCAGATGGCGAGCCCGCCGCGCAGGCGGTACGGCTCGAGCAGGATGCGGGCTTCAGGGTGCAGGGCTGCACTCATGCGGAGCACGCCGCCCAAGTCCTGCGAGCCGATCACGCCGAAGGGGGCGGTGCGGCTTGACCAGATTGCGCCAGCCTGAATCAGCGCCGCCTGCTTGACGGCTGCTGGGACTGATGGCCAGCCGAAGACGCCAGTGACCTTGACTTCAAGGTACCCAACGGGGAAGTTGTAGTCGGCATTGCTGAACGGGCTGGTGTCAATCTCCGTGTACGGGCGGGAGTCTAGTGCTGCGTTGCGCGGTGCAAGGATGTAGTCGTTCGACGTCCACACCTGCGAATAGGTGCCGTCCCCGTTGATGTCCGTCGCCAACTGGCTGACGGATACGATCGGGTCAGTGAGGACGAAGTCAAAGCGGTCGGCGGTGTAGTAGCGCGTCTGGCTTGCCGTCTGTCCGAAGCCGACCTTCGTGTCGACGTAGTTGTTGATGAGTTGATCGGCAGCGTCAAGGCATGACTGCAGCGGGGTGTCGTCCGTGGAGTCAGTGATTCCGATGCTGCTCTTGAACTCGGCAAGCGTGGCGTAGCTCATCAGTTGCCCACCGTCATGAGGGTGACCGTCTGGGTGCCCGAGTTGCTCACGGCATAGAGCGCGTCAGTTGGCTGGAGTCGAATCTCTACGGGCCCAGCCGCTGAGTCAAGGCGCATCCCGGTGCTGCTGCTCACGGTCGCTCCGCCTAGCCAGATGGTGACCTGCGTGTGCACGTAGACGATGCAGCCGTCAGTGTCAGCCTGAACGAGCAGCGTCGGCGTGGATGCGTTGATGCTTTTGTGAACGCTTGCAACTGCCATTAATTTCTCCCCTTGCGTGGCTTGGAGGTTGTCTTCGGAAGTGTAGCGCGCTCAGGCTCCTGCTCAAGCGTTGCACGCTCCTGCACCTGTGGCACGGGCACTGGCACGGCGTAGCCGTGGCTGATGAGGTTGATGGCTTCGCTGGTTGGCAGGTCAATCTCGCCGCCAATGGCGGGCCATGGCTGCCCGTTGCGGGTGCCGTCTAGTCGATAGATGAGTCGCACTTTCATGTTGCCCTCCTGCTAATGGTGACGGGGAGCCGAGCCGAAGCCCGACTCCCCGCCGCCTGCGAGTCTAGTCCCGAAGGATTAGACGTTCGCGCCCTTGAACGTCTTCACGGCGTTAGGGTCAATGAGCCCGGTCGCACCGCGGAGGATTCCGCGATAAGACACGAGCCCTGTTCCGAACGCGAACGATCGGTCAGCTTCGATTGCAGGCGCCCCAGCGATGGCAGTGTACACGCTTCCAAGATCGCCGAAAGCGATCGAGAGAGCTTCGTCACCGTTGTCGACGAGAGCGGCTGAATAGACTGGGAAGCCAAGGATCGTGTCTGGGCGGTTCTGATCGCCCGGCACGAAGATTGGTCGGCTCGCGCCGTCAACCAAGCCCATAACGGCACCAAGCGTGGTGTCGTTCATAAGGAAGCCGCGCTTCGCTGCGCGACGATACTGCTGCTTCACCGAATAGATGAGGCTGACAAGGTTCGCGTAGGTTGGGGCAACTGCCGCACCCTGAACGCCAACCGTCGCAGCTGCAGCAACAGCAGGAGCAGCAACTGCCCCATGTGCTACTGATAGCTCGGCAGCCAATTTCTCCGTGGCCCATGAGGCTACGTCGAACATCTGATCCTGAACAGTCTCGATTCCGACCTGAAGAAGTGAAGCGTACTTCACTGGCGTCAGGCTGAGGGACGAGTTCGTGCCGTCCGACTCACCGATCGACGAGCCTTCGGAAACTGCGGCTGCAGTGCCGAGAGCGGTCGTTCGTGGAAGAGCAAGAACGTTGCCCTTCTCGAGCTGGATGACGGAAACAACGGCAGGATCAACGAACGGGTTGACCTGACCAGCGGTGATCCAGAAGCGGTCACCCTGCTCAACTGCCTGCGTGAAGGTCGCCTTCGTGATGTCACGAAGCTCAACCGTGCCGCCGTCTCGGGCGATTCGGCGAAGCTCAGCGGACAGGTCACGGGTCGACTCAGCCGCTGGGGCGAAGGCAACTGCCTTCTCCGAGCGAGCAGCGTCGGCTGCGGCACGGGCCTCAGCAGCGATCTTCTCTGAAGTGATGGCGGAAGCAACAACTGAAGCCTCCGAAGTAAGGGCGTCAAAACGAGCCTGAGCCTCAGCCGAAAGGGCTTCGCCCTTGGCTGCTGCATCTGCAACGATGCCCGAAGCATCAGTCAACAGCGCGGCGCGCTTCTCAGCCAGATTCTTGATGCTGTCCATGGTGGACTCCTTCATCTTTCTCTGGGTTTACACAATACGCCGAGCCACCTATCCGACGCTTCTGATGATCAGCCAGAAGAACCGTGGCGCGTGGGCTGTTGGGAGTTTATCCCTTCAACTGCTCCAACTTCAGGCGGGCTGCCACAATCGTGTGGTGCTCACCAGCCGGGGCAGTTGCTTCAATGACGGGCTCGGGTGCTGCGCCCAACTTGGCGCGCACTGCATCGAGCAGCGCCGTCTGATCAGCGTCAAGAGTGTTGCCAGCCTTGACGGCTTCAAGAGTCTCAACGAGAGCATCGCCGTCCACGCCGATCTTGTTCGGCGCGATCTTGCGCACGGCAGTCAGCCCGAGCGTTGCAGGGTATGCAGGCGTATGGCCCGAGAGCGTGGAGACTTCGAGCAGCCCAATCTCAGTCAGCGTGCGGCTGCCGTCTTCGTGCCACTGCTGCCCGTTCTTTGGCACGGTGAACCCGAACGACATGCCCATGGCTTTGGCTTCGTTGGTGAGCTTGCTGATTACGGCTGCGGCGTCTGGATCTGATGGATCAAGTCGCGCCTCCACCTTGAGCCCGACGTTATCCTCAGTCAGCGTGAGGCGCCCGCTCGCGGTAGTCGCCAGCATGCGGCTCTCATCGTGACCGTGTAGGAACTTGATGACGCGGCGCCCCTGCTCCGCCTGCTTGATCGCACGGCTGAACGCACCGTTGGCGATGCGCTCGATGAACGGCAGCCCCTGAGACTCCGCGCCGAAGACGGCTGCGTATCCCGTGAAGGTCTTCTGCCCGTCTTCGCCTTCGGTAACGGTGAAGTCGCCGAGCGGTAGTGCGCGCGTTTCGTGCTCTCGTGCCATGGAGTTCTCCTCTTGCTGAGTGGTGTCGTTGATACTATCTGCCCAAGCCAGCACGCGATCAGCGCCGTTTGTGTCTACGGGATTCACGCCCCAGAGCAGTGCAGCCACGGCTCCCGGTGCTGGGAAGTCAGGATGCTCGGGGTCGCTGTTCTGCGGTACGCCCTCCCAGTCGCCGCGATGGCGGCGAATCCATGGAGCCATGCGCGCCACCTTCTCATCATCTACGCGGCCCTCTGCGAGCTGACGTGCCTCACGGATCGTCGCATCCTGCAAGCCGTCGCCTCCGAGCCCGCCCTCATACGCCTCCAGCCCCGCCTTGGCTGCAGCTGCGATGTAGTTGGGGACGCTCACGATGGCGCGCTCTTCGCTCACCGCCTGCTCTGGGCTCAGCGCCTTGATACCCAAACCCTCAGCCATAGCGCGCACGTCGGCGTCGTTGTCTACGGCATAGGCGATCTCATCAGCGCCGTACTCATCTACGAGCAGTCCATACTTGTACGTCTTGAACGGAAGCCCTGTGGCGAAGGCGCTGCCTTCGAAGTCGTTGAGATGCACCTGCTCCACGCCAGCCACGCCGTACTCCTGCAGCCATGCGCGAGTCTCTGTCAGGCGGTCGATCTTGCGGGCGCTGACGATGATGATCTCCACGTCACCAGACATGACCTGATCATTCAGCGCGTCAATCAGCGGCTGGTTTGGCTGATCGTTGTCAAGCACGAGAGTGCCGTCCAGATCAGCGATGACGTATGACATTACGGCTGTGGCTCTTGCCCGACGGTGCCGATGTTGAGTGGCTGGCGGAAGGCGTCGCCCTCTGGCCCGACTGGTGGACGGTCTTCCAAAGTGCGCACTTCGTTGAGGCTCAGGAAGCCGTTGTTCAAAGCCACGGCGTACGCGTCGAAGCGTTCCTTGGTCAGCGGTCGCAGCATGCTGTCTACGTTGAACTTGATGAACGTGGTGTCGCCGACGATGAGCCGCTGGAGTCCAGCCTCAAGGCGTGAGATGAGGCTGCCCAACCCAAGCATCAGCCACTCTCGTGAGACGATCTCCAGACTGTTGTATGACGAGTTGCCGCCCGGTAGCTGAAGCAGATGCAGCGGTACGCCATACAGTCGGGCGATCGCTTGCGTGCCTGCTTCCATGTGCTCCACGATCGCAAGATCCGACGGCTTGAACGAGAGCGTCTTGAAGTCCGCGCCGCCCGTTAGAACCGCGATCTTGTGCATGTTACGAAGACCTTCGTGGCGTCGCCCGAACGATGCGCGCAGGCTCTCCGCCTG